GGCAAGACAATCATCACTTACCTGAGTACGCACAACTTCCAATACATTCATAAATTGCTCAACATTTTCACATTGTACAATCTTTTCGTTACCTTCACTGGAATAAAGATAGAACTTTCGTGCCAGAGTATCTACTACGCAACGACTCAAGAACTCTTCGGTTTGCATTCGGTCTTTGATTGATTACCTAAGTATCATAAGGCATCTGGGGATGCTTGTCAAGGGGGGTGTGACAGTTTGAAAAGTGTCCCTTATTGGGAAATTGCATCCAATCTAGTCTTTAAGTCAGTGATGACAGATTGTTGCTCTTTAATTGCGGCAATCAAAACAGGAACAAGTCTATCATACTTGACTGCAAGATATTCATTATTTCCTGGCAATGGTGCAACCGCTTCTGGAAGGACTGCTTGAACTTCTTGAGCAGAAACACCTAAATTAGTTTCTCTTCTTGCACCTAAACCTATTGCAGTTGAATTATGATCATATGTAAAAGCACTCAATGAACAAATTTTTTCCAATGCGTTTTCGATTGGAGCAATGTTTGTTTTCAATCTATCATCAGAAGCTTGTGGATGATTTTCGTATTGATTAAAAGACATAGTAATTTTCAAATAAATTTACATTTGTACTGATATTTAGTATTTAATTTTAAGACTATACTTTTGTAATGGTCAAATATCCATGACTTTGATTATATCCAATTACTGATATAGTGCTTTGAGAATAACTTCCACCACCACCAGCAATAGTATCTGATGAACTTTGATTACTTCCCCCACCACCAGAATATCCTCCACCTCCTCCTCCACCACCAGTGTTTCCGTGTGTTCCAGCACCACCACCAAAACCCCCATAAGCAGATGTTGCAGTATTACCACCAATTCCCCCACCACTCATTAATCCATATCCTAATCCACTATATCCATATCCAGAAGCATAATATGCAGCGGTTCCATTTCCATATAATCCACCTCCCCCACCACCATAACCACTAGCAGATCCATATCCACCATTTCCACTAGATCCTCCAGTACCAGATCCATCACTACTATTAGAACCAGATGTTCCAGATTGACCATTCGAAGAAGAATATGTAGTATTATATGGATCATAACTATATCTTGCCCCACCGCCACCGCCAGCGATAATAATTGGATCCCAATAATATTCTGTCATAAATGTTCCTCCACCCCCTCCACCAGATCCCGTGCTATACACTGTTCCCATTTGACCAACCAGTATTCTATACAACATTCCTTTAGTTAAAGTTATTGTAGATTCAATTATAATTCCCCTACACCTATTCGAATAATATCCACCTTGCCCTGCAGCACCTGCAGCACGAATAGTATAAGATCCAGTAGTTGGGGCATACCAATATTGTATCCCAGAACTTACAGAAAAATATGTAGAATACCAAGATTGTGAAGTATAACTTGAAACCGATGAAAAAGATGTTGGACCGTTTTGACCAGTAGCACCACCATTTGTAAATGTAAAGGATGAAAATGAATATAAATCTCCAACAACATCCATATAAGGAGAATAAAATATAGATTTTCCACCAAAAAACATCTGTTGAATAGACATTTTAAGACAATCCTGCTCCAGAGATTACAAATTCATTAGATCCTACACAAAGAACAGTACATATACCTCTTTGTGCCAATGTTCTATTTCCAGTTACCGAAGTTCCAGCAAGATACATTGTTACTGATCCCTGAGTAATTGTTTGTGATGATGAAGAATTATTATAAATTGTAATTGCATCTCCAGCATTAAAGATTCCTGCGGGAACAGTAACACCACCCGTAGATGTATTAATTAACTCTCCAACATCTTCTGCAGTAAGAGCATAAGAACTACTCTTAGAATTATTAAAAAGTGAATTAGCAGAAAAATTTGCAAATATTGATGTGAATGCCCAGTTATCAGTTCCATAATAATATGAAGTTTGTGCGACTTGCAAATAAACTCCAGATACTAATTTAGCTCCTGTAGGAATATCTGCAGTAATTGGTGTCCAAACATTTGTAGTGAGATCTGCAGGAAGTATAGTTTTAAATGTTGTCCAAGAACTTGCATTAGTGGAATACTGTAATAATAAATTATCACCACTATCTGGTACATCCAACCATGCGCCGCCCTCATTAACATAAAATTTTATACTATTTACAGTATTCAAATATACCTTTTGAGTTGTATAAACAGATCTAGATCCATTGCTGGATACTGACAGGGCACCATCAAAAACTGCGATTGCTGTTCCTGTAGGTACTGGTATTGATGTACTAATTCCACTATAAGTTCCAACAGAAGATAAAGTGGTTCCATTCGAAACTGTAAGATTATTTGTTTCTGTAAGATTTAAAAGAACCGTATTTAACGATCCAGTATTATTTGCATTTCCACCAGGTTGTCCAAATCCAGGCATAAGAGTCGTAAATGCCCAGTTATCACTTCCATAATAATATGAAGTTTGGCGAATTCTTAAATAAACACCATTAAAATTCTTTGCTTCTGCTGGAAGTCTGATTGTTCTTAAAGTCCAAACATTTGCTGATGCAATATCAATGGCGTTTACTGTATCTAAGTTGGTCCATGAAGATCCATTAACACTATAATCAACTAAAAGATTATCATTTTCATAATATTCTGGAATATCACCCCATGCACCTCCACCCATGTTAACGTAATAATACAGAAAATCCGTGGCAGTTAAATATACTCTTGTATTATTTTGAATAAGTCTAGTTCCATTGGCATATAATGCCAAATATCCATCAAAAACAGTAATTGGAGTTCCTGTTGGTACAGTGTTTATAGAAGAACTTATTCCACTATAAGAACCAACAGAAGTTAATCGAGTTCCATCACCAAGTGTTAAAGTATTTGAATTTGTAAAATTCATCAAAGATAATATAAGGTTACCACTACTACTTGAAGTACTGGTATTTCCGGGTTGACCAAATCCACCAACTAATGTAGTAAATGCCCAATTATCTTGCCCATAATAATATGAAGTCTGGCGAATTCTTAAATATACTCCAGAAAAATTCTTTGCTACATCTGGTATAATAATAGTTCTTAAAGTCCAAACATTAGCTGTTATAGTAAGAGCATTTACTGTATCCAAATTAGTCCATGAAGATCCATCAACACTATAATCAACATAAAGATCATCATATTCATAATATTCAGGAATATCACCCCATGCACCTCCACCCATATTGACATAATAGTAAATATAATCAATAGTTGTCAGATATACTTTGGACAAATTTTGAACAATTCTAGTTCCATTGGCATATAATGCTAAATATCCATCAAAAACTCCGATTGAACTTGAGGATGGAACTTTTGTTGATGATGAAATTCCACTGTAAGAACCCACAGTAGTTATTCTGGTTCCATTTCCAAGAGATAAAGTCAATGTATTTGTGAAATTCATCAAAGAAACTGTGAGATTTCCCGCTGCCCCAATATCACTTGTGTTTGATCCACCCCCTCCACCAAAAGATGCTAAAAGTGATGTAAATGCCCAGTTATCTGATGTAGAATAAAAAGAAGATTGGCGAGCTCTTAGATAAACACCACTATAATACTTTGCCCCGGCAGGAATAGTAATCGTCCTTTGAGTCCAAACATTTGATGATGCTATATCAATGGCGTTTACTGTATCCAAATTATACCAAGTAGATCCGTTAACACTATATTCGATTATGAGATCATCATATTCATAGTATTCTGGGAGGTCTCCCCATCCACCGCCACCTTTATTGACATAATAATAGAGATAATCTACTGTTGATAGGTAAATTTTACTATAATTTGTTAAAGTTCTTGTTCCAGCAGTTGAACCAGTAAAAACACAAATATCTGTTGAACTGGGAACTTGAGTACTTGAACTTATTCCAGAATAGCCTCCAACTGTTGTTAAATTGGCACCTGCTCCAACTGTAAACAATGTTGGATTTGATAGATTCATGGCAGCAATAATTAAGTTGCCATTGCCGCCACCCGAGGAACCACCAGCTGCTGATGCACCTTCTGGAACTATTGATGTAACTGCCCAGTTATCATCTGCATTACTATAAGTAGCTTGATAGAATCTTACATAGACTCCAGAATAATATTTTGCAGCATCAGGGACTCTTACTGATACTTGAGTCCAAACATTTTCACTATAATCATCAGGACTTAATGTAGTCCAAGTAGTCCAAGTTGATCCATTAACACTATATTGTAAAAGAAGATTATCATTTTGATATCCTTCTGGAGGATCTCCCCAAGTTCCAGCTTTATTCACATAGAAATATACAAATCCCGTAGATGCAAGATAAGATCTAGTTCTGTTCTGTACAAATCTGGTTCCTGTTGGTGTAGAAGCATAACTCGTTCCAAAAATAGCAATATTTGTTTGAGTAGGTACTTCAGTTTTGATATTCATATTACTAACATTAGTAATAGTTGTTAATACTGTACCTGTTCCAATTGTAAGATTTGCTGCAACTGCTAAATCTAAGAGTGAATATGATGATGATCCAGTATTAGAAATACCCTGAACACCTTGAGTTCCTTGTAAACCTTGAGTTCCTTGCAGACCTTGAGCAGCTTGACTACCTTGAATTCCAAAACTACCTTGAATTCCCTGTAAACCTTGTCTACCTTGAAGTCCTTGAGTACCCTGACTACCTTGAAATCCTGTATTACCTTGAAGACCTTGAGCATTTTGAATACCTTGAGGTCCTTGAGTACCCTGACTCCCCTGAAATCCTGTAGTACCTTGAAGACCTTGAGCATTTTGAATACCTTGAGGTCCTTGAATTCCTTGAAGACCTTGAGAACCTTGTATTCCTTGAGCACCAATATTACCTTTTTCTCCCGCAACAATATTTGGTACTAATTCCCATCCTTCTCCATTCCACTTCCAAGTTTTAGTTCCTGCAGAAGTAGTAGTTCCTATTGTTGGACTAGTTGGAAATTCAAGCGCCATAATTATATCTCTTTAAATGTTATTTATTTTATGTTTGGTTACCATAATCATGAACTAAAGTTATCCCCACTTAGCTTTAAGACTAGTTATAACTGATGCTCTTTCTGTTGAATCCATACTTCTATTGTAGAATGCAAATTCACATGCAACTAATGCTGGATAAGTAGTATTAGATGTGTAAGTTACTGGTCTAATTTGAAAATATCTATTTGCATCTACTTGTGTAGAATAAATTGGTGTAGTGACTGTACCTGAAGCAGTACTTGTAGTACCTAAAGTAGTATTATATGAAATTCCATATGTAGCTCCAGTAACTGTGACAATATCATAATGAACAATAGATGTTGATCCTCTGTTGCTACTACTGGAAATAGCCGCAAATCTTTGTGCAGCGGAATAATTTAAAATATCAAGTTCATCTGTATTAGCAGTGGAATTAACCCAATAAGTTGCATCGTTAAAATCATAACTATAACCAGCCAAATACCACCTATACATTCTAGTATAATTGGAAAGCGTTGTTGAGTGTCTCCAAACAGCAATCCAAGTATAAGAATCTGATACTCCCACATTTGGAAAAGCATTTCCATCAGAATTTAAAAATGCTCCTTGATTTGCTGTTCCACTGCTTAATGCCAGAGACAAACATTTTCTTCCATTTTGAGTACTAATTGTACTTGAAAAAGTACCAGTACCAGATCTTTTATGATAAAGTTGTGGAGTTGTAGGTGATCCTCCAATAGAATATCCAGATGCTGAAGTAATTGCAGTACCATCACTAGTATAAGTAGTTCCAACAGCATCTGCTAATACAGAAAAATCCCAATGAGAATATAAATTATTTGTTGGTATTACTCCAGAATATGGTATAGATGATACTTTTTTTCTAGCATTAAATCCAAAACTTGAACTAATTCTATTAGCAATTGGAGACATTATCTAAATCCTCCATTCACAATCCCAAGAATTTCATAATTTATTGTTGTACTTGCAGATCCAATTGTATTGATACCAGTAAAATTGTAAATATCATATCCTCTTGTTGTCGTTACACCAGAAATTGCTGCAGAAAGAGATCCACCAGACCATCTAATTGTTCTTGATACTCCGTTTAAACTAACAGCAGTACAAGATCTTGCAGTTCCAGTTTGGTTTACAATTACACTAAAAGTAATTGAATAGTTGTCAAAAGAACTATCTGTCGGTATATTAGTTACTGCAAGACTAATATCTCCAGTTGGATTAGTGCATAATCCAGTATTTGCACTATTTGAACTATAAGTAATAGAAACAAGATTTCCATCTGTTCTTATGAGTTTTTCTGCAACATTTTGAATTCTTATCTCAGAAACTGTTGTTACTCCAGATACTGAAAGTTGAGTAACTGATGCAATACCACCTATAACACTAGTGGATATTCCTGCATAAGTTGATATACCTGCTGTTGTAGCATATGTTGCAATACCAGCATTACTAGAATATCCTGCATTTATTTGCTGAGGTGTTGGTCCAAATTCGACCCATTGATAACTATTACCATCATCATAATAAAAGTAAGTAATACCATTATCTTCATCTACCCAATAATCTCCAACAGATGCTGATTCTGGTGGTGTAGATTGACGATAAACTGTAAAATTACCAACAACTCCTTGAAGTCCTTGAGTACCTTGAATACTTTGAGTACCTTGAGTACCTTGTCTGCCTTGAATTCCCTGAGAACCTTGAAGTCCTGTACCACCTTGAATTCCCTGCAGACCCTGAGTACCTTGAAGTCCTTGATTACCTTGAAGACCTTGACGACCTTGTAGTCCTTGAGTGCTTTGAGTACCTTGAAGACCTTGAGTACCTTGAAAATTACTTAATTGTCCCTGAACACCTTGAAGACCTTGTGTACCTTGTCTACCCTGAGTGCCTTGAAGTCCTTGATTACCTTGAAGACCTTGAGATCCTTGAAGACCTTGAGTATTTTGTACACCCTGAGTACCTTGAGCATTTTGAACACCTTGACTTCCTTGAACACCCTGACTTGCTTGTGTTCCTTGTGTTCCTTGAGTACCTTGGAAGTTACTTAAAGTTCCTTGAAGTCCCTGTCTACCTTGAAGTCCTTGAGTTCCTTGAAGACCTTGAGTTCCTTGAAGACCTTGAACACCTTGAGTACCTTGTCTACCCTGAGTACCTTGAAGACCTTGAGTGCCTTGGACAGAAGTTCCTTGAGTACCTTGAAAGTTACTTAATTGCCCCTGAACACCTTGAAGACCTTGTGTACCTTGAAGTCCTTGAAGACCTTGTATTCCTTGACCTCCTTGAGTACCCTGGAAGTTACTCAAAGCACCTTGAATACCTGCTCCACCTTGAAGACCGATTCCATTAATTCCAGATGTAGGAATCCAATATCTTTTTCCAATATTTCCAGCAACTGCAGTTAAAACATATTGATCTCCAATTGGATATGGATTGGCAGTAGTTGATGCAACACCAACTACAGGATCTCCCAAATCTGGTTCTGCTTGCTCTAATCCAAGAAATTGATATCTATCGGAAGTAATGCCCGCTTGATCAAATCTTTTAACTCTTCCTGAATTATATTTTGCCATTTATTTCATTACTGTTTTGCAGTTTCAAGAACACTTAAAATAAGATTTAAAACTCCATTTGCATTTGATTGAATTTTAATAATATCATTAGTTTCAAGAGCCATTCTTCCATCCGAAACTAAATTAAATGAATCATTTGGAGGTATTAAAACTTTATTGGCAAATGTATAATCTGATGGTGATTCATTAGGCCTAGAATGAACAGCAGTTACATTATATGTACTACTTGCTGCACCAGATGAAACATTTATAACCTGGGATAAAATAACAATTGATGCTACACCAATTGGGCAAGTGTAAATGCCAACATTATTTGTTGTAATTCCTACTCTAATTGTTCTAAATTTATTAAGTGCAATTGCTGCCATTTTTTATCTACCTAACGCAATGATCAATGGTGTTACTGTATTTAACAGACTTTGACTAAATGATCTTCCAGAAATCGTTCCAGTTGATTGATTAATGACAACTCCTTCACCAATTTGGAAGTTACCTGCTTGATTTGTGCTGGTATAAACAACTTGTCCACCATTGCGCTTATCAACTTCATTTGCTTGAATGGTTACCCCACCCAATGCAGGTTTTGCCGTATTAATATCTGTACCAGAACCAACCCATTCAAGTGAAATTGATGTTGCAATCTGCAGACTTATTCTAGAAAAATAAACTGTAGATCCAGCACTGACTGTATTATTTAGATTCTGGACCAAAACAACCGTAGAAATTCCTGCAGAAGGAAGTGTTGCATCTTGAATGGAATAGTATAGGGGATACATAATTGCCGATGCTGCAGCACCCACCCCATTACCACCAGCATTTTCAGTAATTGTAATATTTGGAGTTGTTAAATATTGATTTCCATTACTAATAACATCAACAGAAACCACAGAACCATTTACAACATTTGCCGATCCTTCTGCTCTAATTCCATTTGGACCTACAGGAAAATCAATAGTTACGAATGGTGGATTTGTATCACTATATCCACTACCACCATTAGTTATCTCAATTGTATTTACTTGGTAATATAATTTATCAAAATAAATTGCTTGTCCGTCATAAGGTCTTTGCGTTCCAATACCAGATATTACTACAGTATCTGTTTTTGCTGCAGGATCATCAACATTTACTGTATCTACAGTTTTTCCAGTATAACGATAAATTGATTTTGTTTTATAATCCCCAACACCATCAGAAACTAGACCATAATTACCAAAAGAAGCATTTGAGTTAGTAATATCACATTGCCCACCAGATTGAGTGAAGATGCCAATATCATCACAAATAGTAAAGATAGAAACCAACTGAGAATATGCACCATTTGTAATCGAAACTCCAATACCACCTTGATTATATTGAGTATAAGAGTCAACACTCATTGTACCAGTAACGCCAATATCTGGTTGATCTCCTGGTTCTGCATTAAATCCATCAACTTTCATTCCAATACTATCTGGAATAAAGTTTGTACAGTTTCTAATGTATGGACCCTGTGTAATTGGACCAACACCTTTAGAATATGGTGGAAGAACAACTCCACCAGCAACATAAGTATGACCAATTCCACTTGTTCCGACATTGACGGTGAAAGTATTACCAGATCCAACCACACTCAGTACTCTAAAATCATATCCACTATTTCCTGTTGGGAATATTGTTGTGGTTCCAGCACCACTAGAACATGCAAATTCTAAATCACGAAGAGTTACAATATCACCAACTCTAACATTTAATCCAGGAGCAACAATGGTAGTGATTCCAGTTGTATTATTATAAGATGCTTGGAATACATCTAAGGCACGATTAATAACATAACCACCAGAAACATATGTATGAGGAATCGTAGTAATTCCTGTATAAATGTCAAATGATCCATCAGAATTGACTTTTTCAATATAAAATTCATTTCCATATCTTCCAGATGGAAATAGTTGCGTTGATGTTGGTCCACCAGATGAACAAGAGAATAACAGATCACGAACTTCAATGATGTCACCTTTTTTCAAAGAGAATCCATCAGCAGTAATTGTTGTTTTACCACTCTTTTCATCATAAATTGCGTTGGTAATATTCCTTAATGTATTGAAACCAGATCCCCTATTTCCTGGATATGAAGTAGTAATTCCCGCAGTAGATCCTAATCCAACAATCGTAGTTACAACACCAACACAAGATCTGAGTGCAGAAGTAACATCAGCACAGGAACTAATCACATTGTTAAATCCAGTTTCTGGATCAACTTGCATTGCAAGATCTTTAATTTGTGTAAATTCTTCTTGATAATTTGTATATTTTTGAACAGTTCCACCAGAAACATAGGTATGGGGAAGAACAGTTTTTCCACCAACAAATTCGAATGTATTTGGTCCTACAACAGATTTAACTGGGAAAATATAATTAAATGTTCCATCTGGGAAAGTATTTGTTGTATAGTTTGCAGTGATTCTTCCTCCAGTTACATATTGATGAGAGAGAGTTGAAACACCAACATTAACTTTAACTTTATTTGAAGAATATAATGCAGGATAAGAACTTAAATTTCCATTCGTAACTACAGTAGTAAGAATTGAAATCAAGTTATCAATGTTTGTTTGCACATCGGCACAAGAAGATGGTGATGTATTAAATCCAGTCAATGGATCAGCACTAATTGTTAGATCTTTAACATTTAATTGATTAGTAATTGCTTTTTTAGCATAGTCACGAACAGCATTGAATGCGGTTACACTTTGTGCTTCTTCGCCAACCAATCCATTTGAAATTGGAGTGCCATCTTTGTTAAAATATGCTCTGGTTGCTTCACGAATGTATTTGTTGGTTCCATATTTAACATCTTTGATTAGAGCATCAACAATGTATCCAATGTCTCTACGGCACTTATTCTCACCAGCAACAAAAATTCCAGGATTATTGCGAATTGAATTTAAAGAAGATTGAGATTGTGCATCAATAACTGTTGTAATAATTAATGTAAGAGTATTTACAGTGCTTTGGACATTAGAGCATGATAATGCCGATGTGTTCGATCCTGTTACTGGATCTGCAGTTATTGTTAAATCTTTGATTGTAAGTTGATTTGTAATTGCACTCTTGATCAGATCTCTAGACTGATTAAATGCAAAAACATATGCACCTTTTTGGATAGATGGTATGATAGAGGTATTGCCATTAAAATATTGTCTTACAAATGAAATCGAATAAGAGTTTCCACCAGTAAAAACATCAGTGGATACTGCATCAATAAAATATCCAAGTTCTGTCTTATATTTTGATTGTAATGATGAAATAAATGGAAATTCTGCTACTGTTGCCGTCCAAGTACTATTAATAATTTCAGTTTTATTTTGTTGAATTAGGCGATATGAATCTCTAAATCTTGAGAATCTTGTAGTTTGAATATCATTTGGGAAATAGAAGTCTGGATATGAAATTGCAATTGAAGCAAGAGATTTGTCAATGATTTCAGTTCTATTTGCTTGAATTAAGTTTGATGCATCAATATAACGATTATCTGCTGTGGCGATTACTGTGAAATCATATCCAAGATTTCCTGATGGATAATATGCTGTTGAAGGACCACCACCACTATTACATACCCATACAAGATTTTCAAGTTTAACTTTTTGTCCTGGTTCGAGATACATTGCTGCACCCGAAGTTGTACCTAATCCAACAGCAGTGATCGTTGCAATTCCTGTTGTATTTGTATAAATTGCTGTAGAAATACCAAATACTGGAGTATAAAGTCTGGATGCTTTTCCTCCAGTTACATATTGATGACTTAAAGTTGAAATTCCAACATTAACTAAGAATGTAGTTGAATCAAGAACATCTTGAACTGTAAAATCATATCCAAGATTTCCTGATGGATAATATGCTGTCGAAGGACCTCCGCCACTATTACATACCCACACAAGATTTTCTAATTTAACTCTGTTTCCAGAAGTAATATTAAGTGATGATGTAGTTTGAATTGTAGCAATTCCTGTTATTCTATTATAAGATGCAGTTACAATACCAACTGGGAAACCTGCAGATCCTGAAGTGCATTCATACTTAAGACCTTGAACTTTAACAGGATCATCTATTGAAAGTCCATGATTAATAGCAGTAACTGTGGTTATACCAGTATTTGCATCATACACAGCATTTACAACAGTAGTTCCAAGTCCAACAGGATACCCACCCCAAGAACAATTATTAATTATTGAACGAGCAATATTGAATGAATAATCAAATGTTGATATTGTTTGTTGAACTTCTCCAGGATTGTGAAGAATTTGTGGAATTAAATTCCAATCAGAATCATAATAAGCTTTACCTGCAGAAACTGATTTGGAGTTTCCACCTCTTGTAATATCATAAATGATACATTTCCACAATGATTTGACATCAGCAGAACATTTATCACTTTCAAGTACAACTCCATAACGAACTGGAGGAGCAGTTGATGTGCTCGCTGCACCAATCATTGTGGTTACAATACCTACAAGTTGACGAATTGTTGTTCCTACTCCAACACAACCACCATCTACGAGAATAACAGATGCATTTTTGATTTGAGCAACACTATTTCCAATTCCTTGATATGAAATGGGAGGAGTGTAGTTATTGATCACATGAGTTGCAATTCCTGCAGCATAATCTAATGCAGCAATTGTTGCCTGCTGAGTTGCAATACCAGTAATATGAATTAATCCACCAGAACTATTAAAATATGAATAACCTGCACCAATTGATTTGCGATTACTATTTGCCTTAAGATCATAAGAAACTGCACTCATGATGCTCACAATATCTTCTTTGCAGTTTGTATAATCACTATTATTGAGTGTAAAATTATAACCAGAAGGAGATGTTAGGAATCCAACTGCTTCTGCAGCAATATAATTAAGATTGCTATCAATTAATTTTGCAGCATCTTGTTCTCTATGATTTCCAGCAAATCCACTAAATCCACTTGTTAAAAATCCGACTGATTCTTTTGCAATGTAATCTAGATTCAAACGAATCATTCTTGAAGCATCAAAGAATCTATCAGTGGATACACCAAGTAAAGGTTGAAGTGCTACTATAGCAGCTCCATTTGTTGAGTTTGGACCAATAAAACTTATATTAGTAATATGGCATCCATTGTTTACATAAAATAGATCTTGATCAGGATATTGTGGTGTTACTACACAATTACGCAGTTCTGTTCCCTGTACTGATACAGTTTTTGCCAGAACAATTGGGTTATTTTCAACATATACACCTGGGAATACTTTAATTGTATCTCCAAATAAAGCAACGGAAGCCGCTGCTTTAATTGTTTTCTTTGGATAATTTTCTGCTAATCCTGTATTATCATCATTACCTGTTTGGGAAACATAAATTGTCTTTCCGATTGGACGATATGCATCGACAGTTACTTTACCTTTTCCTGGACTTTGTGTTGCAGTAATATCAATACCAATTCCAGGTACTAATTGTGTTACAATTCCAACTAAATTTACACCACTACCAAAATACTCAGTAGCAGTTGCTGTTCCAACAACTGTTAAAGTATCTGTTATTGCAGTTGTTCCAATACCCAAACTTCCCGAAGAAGGATTATAGACCAGTTTTTCTGAAGAAACATATGCAGTTCCTATTGATCCACTTATTGTTTTTGAAAATGTTGGATAAGTAATTTCATTGCTTGTTAAATCATCCTCTACTTCTAGAAAAGATTGTGCTCCTGCACCTTGAATACCTTGAGTACCTTGGGTTCCTTGTACTCCTTGTACTCCTTGAGCATTTTGTATACCCTGATTACCTTGAGTTCCTTGTACTCCTTGAGTACCTTGGACACCTTGTGTTCCTTGTACTCCTTGAGTTCCTTGAGCATTTTGTATACCCTGAGACCCCTGCAGACCCTGTATTCCTTGTGAACCCTGCAGACCCTGTGTTCCTTGAGAACCCTGATGACCTTGAAGACCTTGAGTTCCTTGAGGTCCTTGAGGCCCACTTCCCTGAATACCTTGATTTCCTTGTGTAGCTTGAAATCCTTGAGTACCTTGAAGACCTTGTGTACCTTGGAAATTACTTAACGGACCTTGAAGACCTTGAGTTCCTTGATTTCCCTGAAGTCCTTGACTACCTTGAAGTCCTTGACTACCTTGAAGTCCTTGACTACCTTGATGACCTTGAAGACCTTGCGATCCTTGAAGACCTTGGACTCCTTGTAGACCTTGAGTACCTTGATAACCTTGAAGTCCTTGATGACCTTGCGTACCCTGAAGTCCTTGAACACCTTGAACCCCCTGAACACCTTGAAGACCTTGCGTATGTTGGACACCTTGAGTGCCTTGTCTTCCTTGAAGTCCTTGGACTCCTTGTGTTCCTTGGAAGTTACTTAATGGACCTTGGAGACCTTGAGTACCTTGATTGCCAGTTTTAACAAAATGAACAGATACTCTTTCAGCATGTGGTGGTCTAGAATTTCCACTAATATAATTAACAGATATTCGATAATAACTATATGAAGTACCTGAAAATGGACCATTGTATACCACTGAAGTTACATTAGTTACTCCAAAAATATTTACAGTAGTTCCTGAAGATGTTGATGAAGTAATTATCAAATATCCTCTAGGAAAACTAGAAGATGTATTCCAAGTGTCATACCAAGAATTTTGAGTATTGTTAAATGAATCTTGATTACTAAAAAGAATCTCTGTTACTGCAGATACATTAGTAGTACTAGGATATCTTATTTCTCCAGTTGCAAGGGTATCTACTGGAGCACTAACTCCACTTTGAGATGGATAATTAGTATTAACACCATTAAAAAAGTATGGAACTCCACCAATAGCACCAATAATACCTTGAGTACCTTGAAAGTTACTTAATGGACCTTGAAGACCTTGAACACCTTGAGTACCTTGTCTACCCTGAGTGGCTTGAAGGCCTTGTGGACCTTGTGTACCTTGGAAATTGCTTATTTGTCCTTGAAGACCCTGAAGACCTTGTATACCTTGAGTGCCTTGGCGACCTTGAAGACCTTGAGTACCTTGAGATCCTTGAAGACCTTGAACACCTTGAACACCTTGGTGACCTTGAAGACCTTGGGTTGCTTGAAGTCCTTGATTTCCTTGAACACCCTGAGTATTTTGTATACCTTGATTACCTTGAACACCTTGTGATGCTTGTGTACCTTGAAATCCTGTAGAACCTTGAAGACCTTGAGTACCTTGAGCATTTTGAACACCTTGCGTTCCTTGAGAACCTTGAAGACCTTGGGTGCCTTGGAAGTTACTAATTGGACCTTGAGTACCCTGGAAATTACTTAATGTTCCCTGAACACCTTGAGTACCACTACCACCAGATCCAGATCCAGAAACTACTCCTTCTTCATTTACAATATCACCATAAACCTTTATCCCCTTAAAAAAGGTTGCTTTTTCGTTAAAATATGCTTCCTGCCCTGTAGTAATAATATCTGACATATTATAAACCTATAATTGATGTTATTCCACCACTAAAGGCAGTTTTTACAATATCAGCACCAACATAAGTTCCGGCAAAGACAATCTCTCCAAAACTAGATCCTGGTGGAGCAAGATTTCCATCCAATGCATCACAATCTGCCTTATTTGCTTTAATTAAAAGTCTTCCAGATCCAGAATCCAATGTAATATTTCTTCCTGCTTTGATATCTACATCTTCGTCAGCATCAATCATAATGTTCTGACCACGAATTCTTACTCTTCCATTTTTTTCTGCAGTAATACAAACATCACCATTTCTTCCAGTAATTACAATATCTACACCATTAGACTGACTTTTTTGTCCCGCAATCAATTCTATTGAATGATCATTGTAAATCTTATAAGTTCCACCTTCACTCAACCCAGTAATACAAACATCTTTACTATCTGTTACTGCATAAAGATTATAGACATCAGTACCATTTGATCCCATTGTGGGATTATTCATGTCCAATCTAAACTTTGGACCAAAACTGGTTATACTTCTTCCTTGCCAATTTTGCTTATCAAGGGGTCTTTCTGCCATTTTATGTTACACAATCTATGCTTTGCTTAACTTCACCTTGGAATTCTGTAGGACTTATATCAAGTATTGCTCTAAGTATAACTCCAGATCCAGTATCAGATTTAACCGTTAAAATTGGCAAATCATTTACGATAACAGTATTTATTTCAGTTTGTTGTGCCGTCGTTGTTGGTGTTAGTGATGAAGTTCCAGGAATACTTGGGGTTACTTTAATGACTGAACCATTAAAGATTTTTGTAGGATATTGGTTACCAAAATTATCAACCACTACATCATTAGGTGAATAATTTTCTCCAGGATTTTCAATCAATATATCTTTTACGACATAATTTTGAATTGTGTCAATTGGATAGTTTTCTCCCTCAGATACAATATAAATTGAATCAACTTCTCCAGCATCATTAACAGTTGCTCTTGCTACAGCACCATATCCTTGATTACAATTATCAACTATTTCTACAAATGGTGGGAATCTATATCCAGATCCACCACCAGTTAATTTTGCACCAATAACACTCCCAGTTAATCCATTAATTGCACCCATTAGTGGAATTGCAGTTGCACCAGATCCTCCACCACCAAAAATAGTACATGTAGGAGATCCGCATCTTGTAGGTTTTCCTGTATAACAATTACCAACTGTATTGGGAATATTATTTACAGCACTAAATGCACCAGCAACTCCGCCAATAACATTCTGTGCCTCACCTAACAAATTACTAGCAGTTGAGGCAATATTTGCATTTTCTAAAATTTTTGAAAAATCTGGTGCTGGAGCATTTGAAGGTCCTTGTCCAATTATCCATTGATCAACAATGCCATTTGCTTTTCCTTTACTTTGATTGCAGTCAAATAATCCAACAAGACCTTTGATTGCATCAGAACTTGTTCTTAAGAAACTATCAACACCAAAGGAAGGAAAGAATTGAAGAATTTTTTGAACTCCTCCAATTGCAGAACTTAATCCACTTGTTATTTTTCCAATAATATCATTGACGAGTGCTCCCGTAAATTGTTGGGCTGCACAACTTACAAAATTTTGCACATTATTAACTACAGAATTGAGAATATTTTGAATGACACTTCCCAATCCACTAATAATTGCTCCAGAAACACAAGGAATTGCTTTCTGCAATGCTTTAACTGCTGGAACCATTACAGTTTGTGCCGCTACTCCAGCAGCATGTGCAATTGCAGGATTTAAAGTTGCAGATAAAATTAAACCATAAATCTGTTGATACAATAACTTTAATCCTTGATTGAGTAATGGTGCTAGTTTTGTGAATAATTTATTCACCATATTACCAACTAATCCATTGGTAATTGCTTGAATTTTATCAGTAACACGTTTAACTTCATTTGCAATATTTGTAAAAATTGCAGGTGCTTTGATTTTATTGACCAAATTACTAACTTCAGTCGAAATTTTATTAACTGTTGTACTACCTACCGTGTTTGCAAGTTGAATCTTGTCACCGATTGCACTAAAATATGAAATCTCATCGTCGGCAATATTTTTCGCTTGTTCTGGAGATACATGTCTCGGAGATTTTTGAGACTGTGCATTCTGTTCATTTGATTGATCAGGTTTCAGTGTACCATTTGGTTTTTTGACTTTACCAGTATATCCAGTGAATGGTTGAAAAGGTCCTGGAGTATTAGAAGTAAGAACCTGTGAAGTTCTTCCAAAACATCCCATAATCACAGGAGTCTGTGCATTATCAGTATCCAAGAAAAATCCAAAAACAACATCACCAGGAGAAATTTTTACACTAGTTGCATTATTACCAGCACCTGTTCCAGAAGTTGTTGGAAGTAAACATTGTGCCCAGGGTAAATCTTCATCTGGAAGTTCAGTAAGATCATAAGGATGATACCCCATGATACGAACTTTAAATCTATTTCCCCAACCTGCTCCATTAATTTGTCCACCATGAGCACTCTCTGGCGGAATCTGCCCGATCCACCAACGAAATCCGTCTCTTCCTAGAAAATTAGTCTTTAGTAAGGATTCTTGTATCATTTATCGTTAGTTCCATGTGCTCCAAAGGTATCTCTAATCAACTTCATTGAAGTATATGATGCATCAGTATCAAAATGATGACATAATTCTTTTATCATATATAGACCACTTTGATCCTTATCATATTCCTCACTATCACCTCTTGAAATTTTTGGAAATTTGCATTCAATGATGTCACCCGCTTTTAAATTAGTATTTGAAGGTACAACTATACTTAATGTTTGAGTAAAAAGCATGTTGTATCTCATAATCGCCTGAGATTGATACTTGAAAGGATCCGAATTTACATCAGTAGATACATCCTTTTCCATTGTTCCAATGTCCAACACTTGAGTTAAAAATCTGGTTGGTATGTGACCAAGATCAACATTTGAACTATTTGAAATTTTTGGTAACTCAAGTTTTTGTCCAAGATTTTTTACGCCACTTACATAGTCATCAGTTGTAAATGTACCTTTCTGAGGATCTGTAAATTCAAATGTTAACGGATTATAAAACATACGATAACTTGCATAAGATCCGAGTCTTAATTTTTCAAGTAAATTTTGATTTCTTTCCGTTTTATAATTGAGAATCTTAAAATCATTATCTCTATCAATTCCAGATTTATTAACCTGCGTATAAGTATATGTTGGAATTTTATCAGGTTTTTGTGAAATTAAACTATCAATAGATCTGAATTGAAATCCTTCCTTTGTTTGATAAAATACAAATCCTGCTGTTGCATCTCCAGAAATTTCTGCAGGAACACCTTTAGATGCTAACCATACTAAAATTGTAAATGGTTTTCTCAAATTTCCAATAAATCCATATTTGTTTTGAGTCTTATCAATTTTACCAATCTTTTCGGTCTTTAGATAGTTTTTAAGGATATCTTCTACCGAAGCATCAATTGTCGAACTTGTTTTATATTTTTTTCCAACTCTTGAGGTCTCATTTGTAATTGCTTCTCTGGAGGTTAAATTCAAAAGAAATGTTTCTCTCTGAGATTCTGTTACAATATCCGTAATACTTGAGACATATAAGTAATCCTTTTCATTGGTTGCAAAATCCAATCCTGGATTTTTAGTAGAGTTTCCTTTGATCTTCAATGAGACTCTCTCACCACCACGAAGAGGAAGACCATTATAAATTGATTGCTTTTCTCCATCAAGATTCCCCTCTTTGTCAGGTGCCTGAATAGCATCTCCAGTATTAACTATTCTAATTTTTGCAGTAATTGTTGGCGAAAAAATATCTTCATAATAATCAATAGCCACAGCACCCTGTCTAATATCAGCAGTTCTTTTTTGGTCGTTCGATTCTATGGTCAATTCTTCATAAATTGACTTATTAATTGCTGCCATTAGGTATACGCTAACTCTAGAAGTATTTGATTCTTAATAAGACTATTTAACGAATCTTCAACGGGCATTGGTTCTGAACCTCCCCCACTACCAGAAGAAACTTGTTGTGGTGCAGATGGTTGACGATCATCCACAACCACAACTTGCTGACCTTTTTTATTTTGAGTAACTGAAGGAACATTTTGTCCTGGTTGAGTTGTTGATGATATTTGTGCTGATGGTGTCGATTGTGGAGCACTGACATCAGCAATACCAAGTTCTTTATCACTCTTAAGTGCAGTATCGGCAGACTTTGTAAACCCAACATGTAAATGATTATGGTGGCCACCATATGCTTCTCTTTTATAATCTTTCATTCCAGTGAACCAATAACCAATAGGATCAAAGATTAAGGCCTTAATGCCATATCTTTGTCTACTTGCATATAATGATAGGAATAAACTCTTTAATCTTGGAATTCCTGATGCTTCTGTTCCTTTCCAATCTGTAACATCAAGAGCATTAGTTCCATGATCTTTAGAATTATGTCCACCAACTGGAGAATCTCCCTTTGGATTAAATCCTTTAAATTTAGTAAAATACTTATTTTCTGCTACAGAAAATCCTTGATTAAGAATTCCTTTACCAACAGTGATCACATTTCCAGATGCTCCAGGTGCTTCAGTCGATTTTGTAGGAGAACTTACAAAAGATGGTACAGTTCCAGGTGTACCACCAACAACCTCTTCATTTAAAAACTGATTATCAGATCTACTTCCTCTCCAAGTAACATTTCTCAAATTATTTCCAGTATTTTGAGGACTTCCTCTAAAACTTGTTCTTGTACCAACAAATTCTCTGGCAGATGTTTGTTTGCTAGGATCTTGAATTGCAGAAATTGTGCTAAGAACTGCTCTTTCTGCCGTTGCTCTATTTTCTCCAGTCTTTTTCATTCTATATTTTACAGCATCATCAAAAGTTCTAATATTTTTTGATTCTGGGTCAATACCTCCACCTTTTCCGAAGAAAGGTTGATATTGACCAGGAGATGTAGTCACATCAACAACACCTTTTCCACTTTTTTTCATTCTATTATAAATTGATTGAGCAACATCTGCTTGTCCTTGTGCATATCCACTTTCTAAACCAGATATTGTTGCAAGAGTGTAAAGATCTTGCCCACCACCAGTAGTAGGGCCAGGTTGAGTATAATCAGTATTCAATGGTGCAGGTGGTTCTTCCCCAGGGCCCTGTCCAAGAGGAGTTGTGAGTAATTTAAATCCATCTTCAAATTGATCGTGCATTGCATCAACATTTGCACCCAGATCATCCATTGCACTTTGAACTCTTTTTGATTGATCAGTAAAATCAAAATGAGTAATATCATAATATACACCAGAAAGAAGTTGTCCAAAATTTTGAAATGTATTAGTAATATTAGATACAAACTCAGTTAATATCCCATACAAAGATTTAATTCTAGTAATCAAATCTTCAATTGCTGTTATAATTGTTGGCAGATTATAAAGTAACCAACCAAGCAAAAGACTAGATGCAAAATCTAATATTCTACCAAGAAATCCTTTTGTACTGTCAGCAATTACCGATCCAGTTCTTTTAAATGCACCACTAATACCAGAAGCTTCAATTACACTTTCCTGATCTTTTCTTCTAACTGCTTCCTCTCTCATATTAGTGAGCATTCTATCTCTAAAAATAGATTCTCTTTTTATTCTTGTTCTGTTAAGAGTGACAGTTTTTACAGTATTTGCAGATTGTTTTAATTGATCCAATCCAGTATTGAGAGATTTTATTCCACTCGATACTTTAGTCAAATTAATTGGAGATGCAATTGCCATATTACATTACCACATTATAATTAATTTGTGAATATAATGTATAGAAATTATCAGGATTGGAAGAAGGAATAGCAGGAACATCACTCGCAGCACCACTCTTTAATGGTTGTTGCGGTGGTGGACTAGAAGAACCAGAAGATGTATATACAATATTTGGTTTTGGTTCAGGTTCTGGTCCAACATTAACTGGTGCAGTTGGAACTTTTGATGTTTCTGCTGGTGTTATTTTTGGAGTAGAAGGTTTAGATGAAGTTTCTGCTGGTGTTGTAGTTTCTTTATCTTTAGGATATGGTGGTAATTGTGAAGTTTGTTCTGTTGAAGATGTAGATGTTTTTGCTGGTGTTGTAGTAGGTGTTGGTGTAGTTTCTGGTTGAGTTGCAGTTGGTTGAGATGGTGCAGTTAATAATGGTTGCGAAAATGCCAATTTAGTTTTATCAACTTTAGGTTGAAGATCAGTAGATTGAGAAGCCTTTGCAGTTGTTGGTGTAGTTATTTTCTTGGGTTGAGGTTTTTGCCTTTCCTTTTCCTTTTCTTTTGGTTTATCTACTCCCGTGAGAATATCAGCACCTTTTCCACCAAGAAAATATCCCGTACCAGCACCAATTAAAGTTGCTGGAAGTTTTAACATTCCCGGAAATTTTGATCCCAGTTTTGCACCAGCTTCTGCTGCAATAAGACTACCAGATGCTCCTGCTCCTGCCTGAATATTTGTTTGTCCTTCACCTTTTCTTTGGAGAAAGTCAAATCCACCAAGAGCAAGATTAAATCCAGTTTTAGCAATTCCTTTACCAATTTTACCAATACCACTAAGAAGTCCTTCTCCAGCACCTTTTTCAGCACCTGATGTAACTGCTTTTGTTCCAGCCTCTGCTTCTTTAGCACCACCACCAGTTACTGCTCTTGTTACACCCTTTGCAAGACTTGCCATTCCTTGAAAAAGTTTTCCAAGTGTATTTGCAATTACAAATTTTCCAATTTTTCCTGCAAGTCCAAAAATAGTACCAATAACACGACCTATACCAAGATTAATAATAAGAAATATGCCACCAGCAATTCCAAGTGTTTTAATTACAGAATCTTTAATCTCATTCAGTTGTTTCTTATCACCATCTTGATAAGCTTTAATTGCCTTTATTCCTTCAAGAGTTAACCATCCTCCAAGTAATGTCCCTATAAATGACATTAAATTTTGGAATCCAAATGAAACCTTATTTCCAATGCGATTTATTGGTTCTGATAAGGCACTTTGAATTTTGGATTCTAATAAACTTTCTTTTCCTCCTCTCGCACCTGCTTCTGCTAATCTTTTTTCTTTTTCTTGCTCATAAAGATCCTTTTGCTTTTCAATAGCACTCTCACTTGCAGTGATTGTTGCAATTGATTCTAAGGTTTCATTAACTTTACCTAATTGAAGTCTTACAGTATCAATCTGAGTAGCAAAAGATTGTTGAAAATTTGCAAAAACTCCAATATTGGTGATATTATTTTTATTTAATTCATTAACTTGATTTTGTAATGATGCTACTGAAGATGAAAGTGATTGTAATGTAGATTTGGTTTCAGGATCTGGTTTGTTTCCACCAAAAACACTTCCCGATACGGTACTTTCATTAATACCCTGAATTGAATTGGAAAGTGGCGATGGTAAAACTGCCATTAGGATTGTTGATTTCTAAGATTTTCTTCTTCAATATATTGTTGTAATAGAGTAATATAAATTTCCTTTTCCCAAGGAATCATATTTTCAAGCTCTGTTAATGAATATTTATGGTGTTGCATCAAAGAAAAATTAGTTCGGAAGTATGACGCAAGATCATTATGCGCCATACTTACACGAAAAAAGCAGGAAGTCCCTCCAATACGACTTCACTTTGAATACCAGTATTTGGATTTTTAATTTTAATATTATGAGAAAGTTTGGGCATTGTTTCAAAGAATTTTTCGATTTCTTTGAATTGCTTCGAACTTAATTGCTCAACAAATTCTGAAAGTTCTTTTTTTGAACATTCACTTCCAATCCATGACTCTTCTTCAGAATATACTTGATCGATACATGAACAAATCAGGTCAAAGGATTCATTAACACCAATTCCCTCTCCACTATTAAAATTATTTTTAATGAATTCTGCCATGGAAGGATACTTCATTCTCATGGTCAAAGTATCATCTAATTTAATATCTTTATTATGACCTTCTTGCTCTTGTACTAAAATTTCATCCAGATTAATGCTGACAGGAACTTTTGTTGTATTATCATCTGGGCATGTAATTAATATATCAACAGTTTCACCAACAGATTTGCCACGAATATTTAAAAACAAATATTCAATATCAAATGTTGAAAGATCATCAATCTTAATTCCTTTGCTTAAAATGCAGTTTGAAATTACTGTTTTAACTGCATTTGCAATTTGTTTGCTATCCTCACTTTCCATTGCAATAATGAGGATTTTTTCTTCTTTAACTAAAAATGGGCGATATCTAATTTTTTTCTTTAATGAAGGTATTTCCAACTCATAAATTGGAGTCGCAATTGTTGGTAAAGGCATAATATCCTATAAAGTTCAGGTGCTTTTATTTATAGTGTTCTGAACCAACTAGCATTATTTGGATTAGTGCTATTAGAAACTGCCTTTGCATCTGGATTAGAATTAATAGGTCCACCAATTCCCCTAGGTCTTGGATCATCTAATCTTCCAGTACCTTGATTAAGATTTCTCCAAATCATTTCATCTCTTCCAGTTGCAAGTCTATCAGAATTATTATTTACAGATGTAGATGTAGATTCAGATGTAGAAGCATTTACATTTTGAGGTATTAAATTATTACCTCTCAAATAAGTTACATCCAAACTTCTAGTAGATCCACAAACATATCTTTCATAATTGAATGATGCGGTTACGGTCAATACTTGAGAATCATTATATGCGATTGTTGGAGAATACATTGAAATTGGAAATAATCCATAAAAATTATATTCAATTTCATTCCTATAATCCCTATCAAACTTTAATACTTGAACTTTATCAGATTTATAGTCTATTGGATATTTCATTCTGAAGAAATATCCCTTTTCCGTATTTAAAACACCAGATCCACTGGCAATAAATTCAATCCAATGTTCCAAAAATTTAATCATTTTATATTCTTTATCAACATAAAATGTTAAATCAATTGCAGTAAACATTCTAGTATGAGCCATCTTCTCAGTGACACCTGTAACATCACCAACAATATCTGCAGTTCCAAGAGAACTACCTGGCAATGATGCGGAAGAACATAATAATCCAGCATTTTCGGCAACAAATCTCCAATCAACACCCCTAACATCCAAATGCTTTTGAAGAGGACGCGGTAATGCTCCGAAAGAGACTTGGTAGTGAGTAGTTTGTGCAAGATTACCAAAAATTGGTTTAATTTCTGATATTCTGCGAGGGCGGGCGATGGACACTCTAAATACTCTTAAGGTCTTATATTATATTTAGATGTCGTATAAAGGAAAATATCAACCAGATAATCCTAAAAAATACAAAGGTGATCCAAATAATATTATATACAGATCCTTATGGGAACGCAAATTCATGAAATATTGTGATCTTAATGAAAATATTCTTGAATGGGGAAGTGAAATTTTTGGATTGTCTTACAGATCACCCATCGACAACAGAATACACAAATATTTTCCTGATTTTTATATCAAAGTAAGAGAAAGTAATGGTGAAATTAAAAAATGTATCATCGAAATTAAACCTAAGAAACAAACAGTGGAACCAATCCCACAAAAAAGAAAGACGAAAGGATATATCTATGAAGTTTATGAGTATGCAAAGAATCAAGCAAAATGGAAGGCTGCGGAAGAGTTTTGTAAAGATCGGCAATGGGAGTTTAAGGTGCTCACTGAAAGCGAATTGGGGATTAAGTAATGGCACTTACTGGGTACGAAAAATCATTAGAACAATATAGTAAAAATGAGTTAGTTGAAATTGCAAAAAAATATACAATATATTATAAAACAGATTCTGGGGAAGGATCTACTAGCAATTATGACAAATTAACAAAGGAAAAATTAATATCGATTATAAAGTCTGATAGGGATTATCAAAATTCTGCTCCACCAACTAAAAAATTGAGCAGGGTTGAAATGATGATGCAAAGAATTTCACAAGCAACTGATAGTCCAGATGAAATTATGGCAGTTATTCAAGAAGTTTTTGATGATACTGAACAATATCCAAGACCAGGAAATATATACACCTTTGTATATACGGCAATCACTCCAAGAATTCTTTATGATCAACATCCACTATTAATGGTTGAATCAGTCAATCTTTCTGGATTTAAAGGATTTAATGTTCATTGGCCAGATCATAGAAATTATCTTTGGGAAAATGTTACTGGAGTTTTTCATAGGGTTCAAAAAGGTGAAGAATTTGATTATCTTCATGATGTACCATATAGAAAAATATTGCCAACATAGTCTAAATAGTTAGAAAAGATAAATGGCACTCAAAGGATCTTATAGATATCCATTAAAAAAAATAGACAAATTGGATGATTATTTTGAGATTCTTGTCGTCAAATATTCTGCTCCAGGTTTGGAGATAAGTGATAACCCAAATATACTTCAAAGAACTTCTACAGAAGCACTAGATGATAGTGGTAGTTTGAAAGATCCATTGTATCAAATTCTTCTTCCCATGCCACAAGGAATTTCTGATACTAACATGGTTAAATGGGGAGAAGATAGTATAAATCCTTTAGAAGCTGCTGGAGTTGGTGCGGCGACAGAGGCTATGCAAGGAAAACCAGTAGAGGCTCTTAAAAATTTATTGAATGCTGGAAAATCAGTTCTTACAGGTGGAAATGGGCAGGATTTGGCACTTAGTTATATGTCTGCAAAAGCAGTTGGAACTCTTGGTGGAAATGTGACTGCGGAAGGAGTTCTCGCAAGAACTTCTGGTCAGGTTCTTAATCCAAATATGGAACTGTTGTTTCAAGGAGTGCAATTAAGATCTTTTAATTTTTCATTCAATCTTGCACCAAGAGAAGAAAAAGAAGCAATGATGGTTAAAAATATTATAAGAACATTTAAAACCTCAATGGCTGCCAAAACCTCAAGTGGTGCTGGTGCTGGACTCTTCATCAGTTCTCCTGAAATATTTCAATTGACCTATAAATCGGGAAATAAAAAACATCCATTTCTACATTCATTCAAACCATGTGCATTGGTAAGTATGGGAGTTGATTATACTGGATCTGGTGTTTATGCAACTTATGAGGATGCAACACCAGTTCATATGAAACTTACACTCTCATTCCAAGAACTGAATCCAATTTACTTTGACGATTATGATAAGATTCCTTTAACAGATGGAGTTGGATACTAATGGGATACTTCAGAGAATTACCAGATTTAGAATATCAATCACCTTTTGCCGACAGAGTATCTTCTGATGCTTATGTTCGTGCAAAAAATTTATTTCGTAGAGTTAAACTTCGTGATGATCTTCAGAATGTTTTTACTCTTTTTAATAAGTATCAAATTCAAGATGGCGCTCGTCCAGATACTGTGGCAGAAGAACTTTATGGTAGAGCAGATCTTGATTGGGTTGTAATTTTAACTGCAGGAATTGTCAATATTAGAAATGAGTGGCCTTTATCAGATAGAGATGTTTATAATTATGCTGAAGAAATTTATGGAACTCAATTAAATGCTTTACATCATTATGAAACTAAAGAAGTTAAGGATTCACAAGGTCGTTTAATTCTTCCTGCTGGTAAAGTTGTGGATTATAATTTTACAATTCCAGATCCAAATATTCCAACTCAAAATATTACTCCTGCGCCAGTTGTTGGCATTAGTAATTATGAGTATGAGGTTAGAAAAAATAACGAAAAAAGAGCAATTTATATACTCAAAAAGAATTATTTACAACAATACCTAAATGATATGAGAAAGATTATGTATTACGACAAATCTTCACAGTATGTTGATAAGACCTTAATCCGTACTGAGAATACTAGAGTCACTATACCATAAAAAAGGGGAGGTTTCCCTCCCCCGTTCTTATTATTCAGCAAGTTTTGCAAAATAAGAAAGAGTATCATCTTCATCTTCATCATAGGAAGAAGACTTGGAAGAACTCAGATTACTCAGTTCGGTGCGAAGATCTTCATCAAGGTCACGAACTGGACCACGAGAAGTTTCTTCCTCATCAGCAACCTCAGGATCTTGACGACGAGCAACTTTGTTACCCAGAACATAATCAAGACGCTTCTTCAGTTCATCATAAGACTTGAACTGATCGGGAGCAACAAGTTCTGCAAGAGAATACTGCTTCTTCCACACTGCTTCCATCTCTTCATCATCATCCAGAAGAGCACCTTGTGCGGCAAACTCACTGGAATCATAGTTACGATAACCAGCAACATTCTTTGCCTTCAGTTTGAAGTTGGCACCCTGCCAGAAGTCAAACGGATCGATAGGAGTCTCATCCTCAAACTCAGGTTGCATTGCGGCAGTAATCTTATCAAAGATTTTCTTACCGAACTTATAGAGGAAGACTTTACCTTCGTTGGAAGGATTAGCAGGGTCTTTGACCACATAGATGTTGCTCACATAAGTCAGTTTGCGCTTCTGCTTACGCGCAACTTCTTTACCAGCATCAGTACCGTTATTCCACAGTTCAGAGTTCAGTTCTGATACAGGGTCTTTCTGATTGAGAGTAGTAAGAGAATTTTCAATATACCAACCACCAGAACCCTGGAATGCGTGGGAGTACAGTTTCACAAACGGTAGATCTTCACCGTTAGGAGCAGGGAGGAAACGAATGACGGCATAACCATTGCCGCTCTTATCACATTCAAGTTTCCATACACGATCATCACCAGATGATGTATTGTTATTCATTTTTTCAACTTCTTTGACCAGTTTTGCGGTCAGAGAACCAAGTTTAGATTGTTTCTTAAGATCAGAAAAAGACATTTGGATTTGTTGGGTAAATTGGATGTTTTGGATTTACTTAGATATTATAACAAAAATAATATTATTTGTCAATAAATTGTTTGAGAGATTCAATCGTTTTATTCATACTATTGAAAAGCAAATTCATATCTGTGTCGGGAGGGAATCCCATAATTGCCACAGATTTACGCAGATTCTCTTTCATCTCAATCGCTTGTGGATCATCAGAAAGAGAAAGTCTTGTGTACATAATGCGTTGCTTTTCTAATAGCAAAGTCATTTTTTCAATATGTTCCAGTTTATCTTCACGATTCATTGAACCAAAAGTAAGAATACTTCCATAAATGAACTTTTGAAGTTCATTTATTTCTTCAAGTTCTTCTCTAATTAGTTCAGAGTCAAAGAATTTACTCATTTACAATTTCCCGCAGAAGTTTTTTATATTGGAACACATCGATATTTAGAAATGGTTTATACTTTTTGATTTTTAAACTTACGGTTTCCCACACTGGGTCCAGAAGTTTCTTATCAAACACATTCCCGAACTGGAATATTATATCATAAATCACCAGAACTTCAGGAGAAATCTTTCCTCCTAGAAATTTTTTTAGAACTGGTGGATGACCTTTCGAACAATTGAACGCATCTTCTAATTTTGTTTCCAAGAGTAATTGTTCCGATTGTTCTTTGAACAAGTAAGTCAAACTCTGCTGTCGTTTCATCCACTCTGTGTATGTTCTTTCTCCAGAATTGATAATTTCGCCAATCCATATATTCTGTGGGTTGTCTGTGGCAACAAAATTTGATACAAGAAAATCTACGATTTCTTTATCAGAATATTTTCTTGAGGATTTTTCGAAAAAATATTTATCTTTGCGTTTGTTGAAGGAAGTCAGAGTTGCTCTTGTTTTTTTATATTTAAAGTAATCATATTTGGGATTGGTGAAATGATTCTTAATTCCCAAATATGCTTGATAAGTTTCAAATGGAGACATAATTAATAATAAAGATTTACTTTCCTCCGTATGTCTTATATCTTGATTTTTCAGTATCATTCCATTTTTTAGTAACGAAGTCTTTACCAACACCAGTTCCCTCTACACCTTTTAATTTGGAAAGAACTCTTAGTCCAGATGGAAGTGCTGTTGGAGTCGGTGTTGCTGCTATTTTTGGTTTAATTTCAGATTTTGAGGGTCTACTGCCCGAATCATAAGAAGCATATCTAGCAGGATGGACACCATCTCTTCCTGGTTTGAATCCACCTCTAAAATTAGCACCATAACTTGATGAAAGGGATGCTAATCTAGCATTTTCTTTATCATAACGACCTTGAGCAGCACCAAGAACATTTACTTTAGCACCAGACTTTTGGAGAAGAGCGAGTTGTCTCTCAATACTTTTAAAATCACTTGGGTTGTTACTTACACCAGTTGATACATTGATAGTTTGTCCTTTAAATTTATTTGGATTATCTTTCATATCTCTCTCAAGATATCCAAGAACTTCTGAAGGACTTGCTCCAACTCTTCTAGATCCTGGAGATTTTCCACCATACCCAACAGCAATACTATCCCCATAATAATATTCTTTCAAATCACCAGCAAGGGATGCTGAGGCAAGTGAAGAGGCAAGTAAAAACTGTCCGAAAGTTTTCATTAACTTACTTATCATTGTAAAATTATTTATCTCAAAGGGGAAGTTTTGCTCTCGAAGTTTTCTTCATAAAGTTAAGATTGATAGCATCATACTTTAATCTTTCTTTAAGTGGTTTTGATACAAGTTTTGTAATCGAATCCACTTCAATATTATTCATTTCACAATAGTGAACGATTGCATCAATATAATTACATTTTTCTTCCGCAACAATTTTCTCTACTTCCAGTGCAAACTTGGAAGGAGTTAGAAACTTATCCTCTATTGCTTGTTCTAATTCTTTACTTGGTTCCATAGAGTTCCAGTTTATCTCTAACAAATGTTCTAATATATTCGGAGAGTAATTTGATGTACTTTCCTTTGTCGTATTCTTCATAAACAACACATTCTCCATTTTCACATGCCATGATAATGACTAATTTCTTTACCATTATACCAGTAATTTCGTATAACATACAACCATATGCCATACACTGAACAAAATA